CAGGAACTTTTTCTTGGAAGTCCATCCTGACCCTGATATAGCACCTAGTGATGGCCCAAACATGCTTAGGCTAGATGACTTTGAAAAAGTTGTAGCAGATATCGTGACATATAGTTACGATAGGAATGAAAGACCACCTCAATGAAAACAGCAATACTAATTCCAGCACGTTACGGCAGTACACGCTACCCAGGAAAGCCTCTAGCTATGTTAGATGGTGTTCCTATGATACAACGTGTGTATGACGCTTGTATTGCGTCTAAGCTACCAACATACGTGCTTACTGATGATCAACGTATTGCTAACGTATTTCAAAACACAAGTGTAATAATCGATGATAAAGATTATGATAACGGTACAGAACGCTGTGCAGGTGCTATTGGTTTAGACTATATGCAAAAGTACGATCAATTTATTAATGTACAAGGCGATATGCCTGATGTTACATTACAAATGATTGAAAAATGTATTTCAAGTTTGCAGCATTATCCTGTAAGCACTGTGTTTACTGAGATGCCAGAAGAAAAACAAAATGATCCTAACTCAGTTAAGATGGTACGTGCTGGCGATAGCGCATTGTGGTTTGGTAGAGGTATGACAGGCTACGGCGACTGGCACTTGGGCGTATACGGTTATCGTAAGAACGCACTACAATGTTATCCAAACTTGCAAGTTGAAAAAGAAGAGCGCATTGAAAAACTTGAACAACTACGCTGGCTAAAAAGTGGTTGGCAAGTTGGTTGTTTGAGTGTATACTATAATGGAGTAGAGATAAACGCACCCGAGGATGTAGTCGAATGGCACAACAAAGACTTCCAGTAAAAGATATTTTAGCAGCTGTTGACATGAACGCAAAAAGCGTTTGGAAAGAATTATCTTCTGAAGAAAAGAAGAGTGTAAGTTTTTGGTTGTTGAACAGATATGTTAGTGCTGTACAAGGCGACACTGATGCGCAAGAACTTGCAGTATTTAAAACCAACGAATATTATAATAAGCACTTTAACGACATTGGAGTTGGTAAAGAAAACGGACACCAAGAATTAATGTGGCAGTTATTATGTACAAGTGGAGCAACAGGTAAAATTCAATATCATCCATATATTGGTTTTAAGAAAAAAGACGGCAATAATAATGCGGCAATCAAATTATTATCTCAGCTATATCCAAATATGAAAATGAAAGAGGTTGAACTACTTGCTGGAATATCTACAAAAAAAGAACTCAAACAACTTGCAAAAGACCATGACATTGACATCAAGCTCTAAGCCATACAAGTGCGAATACTGCGGAAGTAGTTATGTAAGAGAATCTACTCTTATGGCGCATGTGTGTGAAAAGAAGCGTAGAGCATTGCAAAAGGATGAGCGCAGAGTACGCTTAGGATTTTATGCATTTAATCAATTTTATAAATTAAGTGCAGGTGCAAAGAAAGATAAAACTTATGAAGAGTTTTGCAAAAGCAGTTACTATAATGCGTTTGTAAAGTTTGGTAGTTTTGTGTCTAATGTAAAACCGTTGTATCCTGAGAAGTATATTAATCATGTTGTAACCAGCGGAGTTAAACTTGATCATTGGTGCAGAGAAGAAATGTATGAAACATATGCAACTGATCTTATTAAGAAGGAAGGTGTAGAGACTGCACTAGAACGTAGTGTCGAAACTATGGTAGAATGGGCTGCTGAAAATAATAGTGTATGGAATCATTATTTTAATTACGTAAGTTTAAATAAATCAGTTTGGCATATTAGAGACGGAAAAATTAGTCCATGGCTAATCCTTAATTGCAAAAGCGGAAAAGAGTTATTAAGTAAATTTAACGACGAACAATTAGGATTGATATATAATATTGTTGATCCGCAACATTGGGGTGTAAGATTTAAACGACTAACTAAGGATGTACAACTTGTAAAAGATGTAGCTAAAGAAAGTAAATTATGAAAATTTTAATATTTGGATTACCAGGAAGCGGTAAGTCAACATTAGCAGAGCCGTTTGCAAAACTTATTAACGGCGTTTGGATTAATGCAGATGCTGTAAGAAAACATTATGACGATTGGGACTTTACACCAGAAGGACGTATGCGACAAGCAATGCGTATGAAGTTCTTAGCAGATGGAGTAGTAATGTCAGGTAAAATTGCTGTTACAGATTTTATATGTCCTACTGAAGAAGCAAGACAGGCCTTTGCTCCTGATTATACAGTATGGATGGATACTATTAAAGAAGGACGATTTGAAGACACTAATAAAGTATTTCAAGCACCCTCAAACTATGACTATCATGTGAGTGCATGGTTTGATGATACGCACAAACAACTTGTTAAAGTTGTGGAAAGTTACATGAGCAAGCATGGAAAAGAAAGTAAACTATGAACAGAAAATTATTAGATGGTACTACAGTGCCATCACTAGACATTGCAATTGAACTAGTTGTTAAAACAAAATGCCCTGGTAAATATAAACTAGTTGATCTAGAAACAGGATTAGAGTATACTGGTGTTATACCAGATTCTAATGACGGATACTTTTGGAAGAGAACTGATGAAGCCTAATAACAACTTTGAACTCACAGTAAGAGACATCGAACTTATCGAACATGCACTGCAAGGAAAAATATCAAGGCGTGGAGTAAGTGTGGCATTAGATCCTAAGAGTGTATATGCCGCAGAACTACAGGAAGAGATTAACGAGATGAGAGATCTATTAGGTCGTATACATCATCAAAAAGTTTGGTATAGGCCTAAAGATGGCAGATTCCAAGGCGGCGGCTGATGCCTGATATTGATATAGACTTTGCTGACAGAGATGTTATTCTATCTCAACTCAAACATCGTGTGGCAAAGTTAAACACAGGTAAGAAGCACAACACTGGAATCTACGCAACAGAGATTCCACATAACCCTATTGACAACTTGGCTACGGTTGAACATAAGGCAGCAGACGAACGTGGCTATTTTAAATTAGACTTCCTTAACGTAAGCATATATAAAGACGTTAGAGATAATGAACACTTAACACAACTAATGGAAAGGACACCCCTATGGCAACTTCTGGAACACGCAGACTTCAGCGACAAAGTCTTTCATCTAAACGGGCACAACGAACTGTTGAAGCAATTGAAACCGTCATCGGTACAACAATTAGCAGCGACACTAGCGATCATTCGACCAGCGAAGAGACACCTAGCGAACAGCAGTTGGAATTTAATTTTACAAGAAGTGTGGACGAAGCCGACGGACAATAGTTATTACTTTAAGAAAGCACACGCTGTAAGTTATGCAATAGCATGTGTAGTGCATATGAATTTATTATGTGAACAAATTAGTTCTTAGACTTTCGTACAAGTTGTACACTTTTACGTTTGATACGTTTAAAATTTAAATCATTTAAATTAACACACGGACCTATTCTTACTTTAACATCTTTACTGTTCATAGTCATCATTGCATAACTAAATGGTTGCATTTCGTTTATTAAGAAAATATTAATAGGTAACATTCTATTTGATTCCCACCACCAAATATTTCCCATCGCTAAAAATAATTCTTTTTGTAAGTCAGTTTTAAGTGATGAAAAAACATACATACTTGTTATGTACGCATCTTGATTAGCAATGATGCCAACGTACTCGTTACCACCATAAGTGACTACGCTAATGAATGGAAAGTTTGTTTCAATATCTTTTAATAACATAGATTCTCGATAAATATAATTATGCAGTTAACACCTAGATATTTAGTCAATAACAGAACTACCATTGTTACTAATGAAGCAGGATTCATAACGGAGTATAGACCAGTGTACCAACAACAACTAAAAGTATATAAAGGCATAGATAATGTGCTAGACTTTAAAGTACTTAATGCCGATCAGAAGCCAATTGATATTGCATTATACACTGCAAAGTTTCAAGCGTTTGACGAAAACAACTTATTAGTAATCGAACATGACGGAGAACTTATTGCAGGCGATGATAGTGCTGCGACTAGAGGATTATTTAAAGTAACAATTACCGACAATGACCTTTTAAATATAGAACAACAGTATCTAAAATATAATATCCATTTAGTTAAAACTGCAGATAATACAAACGTGTTAACTTACGCAGACACAAACTTTGGTATGGACGGATCTATCTATGTAAGCGGAGAAGCTTTTCCAGGGCCAGCGCCTACAGGATTAATTGATACATTTAATGCTGATAACAATCAATGGAAATCTGAAACACTAAATGCACAACCTGGTATAAACGGAAATGAAGCTTTGCACACCGCAGTCGTATATTCTACTAATTACGAAGGTAATGTAATAATCCAAGCAACATTAGAAAATCAAATAACGGGCTCTACGGCCTGGACTAATGTTGACACCTTAGTGTTTGACGGATCAGAAACAGAGCCAACCTCTGTAAACTTTAATGGCGTGTTCAGTCACTTGCGTTTTAAAACTACAGCAGATCCAACAAGTAAAATTTCAAAAATATTAGTTAGGAATTAAATGACAACATTAGTTGTTACTACGTTTTCTGAAGACGGATATCACTTGTATGGCAAAAAGCTAATTGAGACCTGGTGTCAATATTGGCCAGCTACTGGATACACTTTAAGAATATATGCAGAACACGATCTACATGTAGACGACCCTCGAGTTGAAATAATTAATTTAAATCATGTTAGCACTAAGCTACTTGCCTTTAAAGAATCATGTGAAACTAAATTGTCGCTGTTAGAAATTAATAAAACAAACAAAAAATCTAGAAACAAGATTTTAAAGACTATGAAATGGTGCCATAAAGTTTATGCAATAGATCATGCGTTGCATAGTGGACATAAATTTGTTATATTTTTAGACGGTGATACATATACTAAAAATACTGTAGCACCTGGAATACTAGAGTCGTTATCAACTAGAACTTTGTTTAGTGTACACTTTGAAAAATTGCAAGGGATGGCCCACTATGAAACTGGGTTAATTATATTTAATACTCAACACCATCAAGCAACTGATTTAAAAGAACACCTTACTAGTGCATATGATAGCGGAGAAATATTTGAATTTCCTAAAAGTTGGGACGGTTTTTGGTTTGCTATATTACACAGTCGCAGAGGATACGAAGTCAAAGATCTTGCTGAAGGAAGGTTTCGAGGAGTTTTTACTAATCCTGTTATTAATCCAATACTTGTGCACCTAGCTGGAAATGACAAGTACGAAGGAAAAGGATTTAATACATTCTCTGGTAAGAAAATTGTTTCCAAAACTGTTTGACATTTAATTATATTGGTGCTATAATAATAGCATGAGTATCGTATCTGACATCATAACAGAACACCTACCTGGCAAACGTAAGACTACCCCTAGTGGATGGACTAGCTTTAATGCACCCTGCTGTCAGCACAATGGCAACACTGCAGATACTAGAGGACGTGGTGGTCTTATTAGCGAAGGTGATACAGTAAGCTATCATTGTTTTAACTGTGGATACAAAGCTAGTTGGCAACCAGGCAGAGCGGTGTCTGTGAAGCTACGTAAGCTTCTACAGTGGCTCAACTGTAGTGATGACACAATAACTAAGCTCACGTTTGATGTCATGCGTATAAACGAAGGTGTAGAAGTAAAAGAACGTAAGATAGAAATACCTACGTTTGAAACTGTACCCTTACCAGACGATGCTATTCGTATTGCAGACATTACAGAGTTTAACAAGTTTAGTTTAGCTATAGTTAAATACATGGCAGCACGGCACTTGACATTAGATGATACAGATTACTATTGGTGCCCAAGCCTAGCATATCGTGACAGACTTATTATTCCATTTTACTATGAACAGCGTATTATAGGATGGACTGGTAGAACTATCACAGCAGATAAAAAGCCCAAGTACATGAACGAACAACAACCAGGCTTTGTTTATGGACTAGACAAACAAACATATGATAAGCAATTTGCTATACTTGTTGAAGGGCCGATGGATGCTATTCACATAGATGGATGTGCTCTAGGTGGCAGCGAGATAAATGATGCACAAGCATTACTGCTTAACAGACTAGGCAAAGAGATTGTTGTTGTACCTGACAGAGATCATGCAGGCAAGAAACTTGTAGAAGATGCTATTGGTAGAGGCTGGGGCGTTAGTATGCCTGAATGGAGTCAAGAGATTAATGACGTAGGTGATTGTGTAGATAAGTACGGGAGACTATATACATTATACAGTATTGCTAGTGCAGCAGAAACTAGCCCACTTAAAATTAGACTGAGAGCAAAAAAATGGTTCGTATGATAAAGAAGATATTAAAAAAGATATGGGACATTGTAGCATGGCCTTATCGTAAAGTTAAAGAAGAAATTAAGTTCCGTAAGCGTATGAAAGAATTACGCAAACGTGATCCGTTTATCTACAAATGATAACTTGGGGAATAGTTGGCAACAGCCATGATGCAAGTCTTGCGGTATTTGATGATAGTCAAAAAGGCCTAATCAATAATCAGACTACGAAACTAATGTGGGCAGGACTTGCTCGAGACTTTAGTGGCGTACCTAACGACCCTGACTTAAATGATGCTATTGTAGCACATGCTCTGCAATATGGCAAGCCTGACAAAGTAGTATGGTATGAACGTCCGTTCCTAAAGACACTGCGCCAGTATTGGGCTGACCAAGGCTGGTTATACAAAGAGAATAATATACGTGCTTACCTTAAGCGTTGGGATATTACTTGTAAGATAGAATATACACAGCATCATCTAAGCCATGCAGCATACGCATACTATACACAGCCACATGATGATTGTGCTGTAATATGCTTAGACAGCATTGGAGAGTTTGAGACTCTGACAATATGGCACGGAAAGAACAACAAACTAAAGAAGATACACAGTCAGGGCTACCCACATAGCCTCGGATTGTTCTACAGTGCTATGACACAACGACTAGGCCTACAAGCACAGCGTGATGAATATTTGGTAGCCCAATGGGGAGCCAAAGGTGACAAGCACAGGTTCTTCCATATCATGTTAGAGGAATTAGTAGAAACACATGGCATGGGTGCAGACCCTTATGTTAAGATGCGAGAGAATATGCATCGAGGCGCCAACTGGTGGCGTCCTGAACTTACTAGTCAAGAAGACTTGAATGACATTGCAGCAGCTACACAGGCTGTGTTCGAATACTGTGTGGTTAATATAGCAGCATGGACAAAGATCAAAACAGGCTCCAAGCATCTAGCACTAGCAGGCGGAGGCGCATTGAACAGACAAGCAGTTGCACTATTGACTAATTGGGATACAGTGCATGTGCCGCAGAATCCAGGCGACCCAGGCAGTTGCATCGGAGCAGTACTTGCTAAAACAAAACAACGAATTAAACTTGACAAACAATGGCATAGGTAGTATACTAATACAATGAGCACAAGACAAAACACAGACTATGGATACGATATACAAAAAGTATATCTAGAAATGATGATGAGCGATGCTGAGAGCTTTGTTCGTTGTCAGGCGGTATTTGATCCAGATGCATTTGACAGACGCTTGCATGCAGGTGCAAAGTTCTTAACTGAATATGTTAGCGAACACAATGCACTTCCTACATTTGATATGTTAAACGCAGCAACTAAAGCTGACTTGAAAGATCCAGGTGTACTGCAAGAGAATCATTATGATTGGTTGCTTACAGAGTTCGAAACGTTCTCCAAGCACAAAGCACTAGAAGCAGCTATCCTTAAAAGCGCAGACTTGCTTGAGAAGGGTGACTACGGACAGTGTGAGGATCTAGTAAAGAAGGCTGTGCAGATTGGTTTGCAAAAAGACTTAGGCACAGATTACTTTATAAACCCAAGAGGTAGACTAGAAGCAATTAAGAGTACTAACGGACAAGTAAGTACAGGCTGGGCAGCTATGGACAAGAAACTGTTTGGTGGCTTTAACAGAGGTGAGCTTAACATCTTTGCAGGTGGTTCGGGTGCAGGTAAGAGTTTGTTCCTTGCTAACATTGGTGTTAACATGGCTGAGAAGGGCATGAACGTAATGTACTTGACCCTAGAGCTTGCAGAGAGTCTAGTTAGTATGAGACTTGACAGTATGGTAACAGGCATTCCAAGCAGAGACATTTTTAAAAGCATCGATGATGTTGAACTCAAAGTAAAGATGATTGGCAAGAAGTCAGGTGCATTCCAAGTCAAGTATATGCCAAGTGGTAAGACAGCAAACGATGTACGCAGTTACATTAAAGAATATGAAATTAAAACAGGCAAGAAAGTAGACGTACTACTAATTGACTACTTGGATCTACTCATGCCAGCAAGCACAAAGGTAAGTGCAGAGAACTTGTTTATCAAAGACAAGTACGTAAGTGAAGAACTACGTAACCTAGCAATGGAATTGAACACAGTGTTTGTTACAGCGGCACAGTTGAATAGAGGTGCTGTGGAAGAGATTGAATTTGATCACTCGCACATCTCAGGCGGACTGAGTAAGATTCAAACAGCGGACAACGTGTTTGGTATCTTTACAAGTAGAGCAATGAAAGAACGAGGCCGCTATCAAATCCAACTGATGAAGACACGTAACTCTAGTGGCGTAGGACAAAAGATCGATCTAGGCTTTGACATTGACACATTACGCATTTCAGATTGTGATGAAGAGGATGAAGGTTCTAACAGCTATTCAAATGCAAGCAGTAGCAATTCAATTGTATCCGCACTCAAGCGTAATAGTGTAACAACAGAAGATCCAACAACAGGCGATAGTGCTCCTCGGATACGTGCCGATACTAATAGCACACTACTTAAAAAGTTCATTAATAACATCGACGTAGATTAAGAAAAAAGCGCGAAGCGCAGCCGCTAGATTCACGAGCTCGAAGAGTTTTACGCAAAATTTTTAAGGCCATTAAATACACAGTTAACTAGGTTTACGTACACACATACTAATGACGCCATTACAAAAAGAAATCTCCTAACCATAGCGACACGTACATTGCAACACCATGCAATACACCGTAACACACGATTAATAATTTAAAGACATTTTAGACTATACTCGTGACTGTGTATCTAGAGTTTCCACACAGTACTAACTGAGCAAATGTACAGTCCTTTGCTGATTCAAACTCTAACACATCATGACTAGGTTGAGTTGACTGTATACGATTGTTTACAAACAGTTCTATTGACAATGCAAATACTAGCGCATCAATAGCTTGCGTGTTTGTTACTGGATGGAATTGTAGTCTTAACTTATGCATACAGTTATTTACTATACTCGGACCGAACACTTATATAAAATAATAGTACGAGCATTGGATGCTTTGCTTCGCAAGCGCCTCTTAGCTCATACACGCTTTCGCTAGAGAGTCTTTCCTTTCAGGAAGCGACCCTTTACGCTCTAGCGTAAATTGCTTGGCTTTACTATGTAGCGTAATTAATATAATAGTGTTAGTTAGACTGTGTTGATGTTGACTAGTAATACTATAGTGTTAATTGTTGGATAGCCCGAAATGGGTCCTAGCACCTAAAAAAATAGTCGCGTAAAAAATTAGGGTCAAGTACTTACAGAAGTGAGGTGGTGATTTACACTCGGTGTATTTTAAAAGAAGGTGGCATTAAGCACTGTGCTAAGTGTTTGATTTTACTGTATAATATACCCCCCACCCCCTCGGAGAAATATTTTTATTAATACAAAAAGAAAAAGGTTAGTAAAATTAATTACTAACCCCTCCCCGTCTTCTCTACGTGTTGTCTAGGTTGCCTGTTACCTTACGTAACTCAGCAGCCCCTAGTGGCTATAGCTATGCAGCCAATGCACTAAGCATACTAGCTGTGACCTTCCAGCGTCCTTGTGTAGGGCTGTCTACTACAATAGTCTTAGGATTAACCTTGCTTACTGTTCCTACTACAGTACGGTTGCCGCGCCCTTTAAACTGTACCGCATCACCTACACTAAACGTGCGAGCGCTCTGCTTTGCAAGGAACGTTTGCTGTAGCTTGACTGCTTGGATGATCTGCTTTAGTTCATTGCTGTCTGCTTTGTGGATTGCTTTGATTGCTGTTAGTACTGTATTCATTTGCTATGCTCCTTAGCGTTTGTTTATGTGTATACAGTATAGCACCTGGATGCTATACTGTCAATCTATTTGTTTAGTCTGCTCTGCTACCTGCGTAAGCTGTAAAGCCTGCTGCTGTAAACACCTTAGCTGCTGCATACGCTCCAGCTTCCTTAGTGAGCATACACTGCGTACCTAGTCCGCTTGGGTTCCATATTGAATATGCTCCAGTGTAGTCTTTCTCAAAGCCTGCTTGCTTCATACGCTTGCCCAGCTTGGTGTTGCCTTTGATACCGTAGATGTTAACCCAAGCAAAGCCACAGTAGCCTAGTTCACCGTTGGCAGCAACGCTTGCTTCGGCTGCATCACGTGCATGCTGTAGTGCCGCTGCCTTAATAGTCTGCAGGTCTTCTACAGTGTAGTCGTTTAATACAGTAGTTGATGTGTTGATAGTAGTCATTTGCTATGCTCCTTAGCTTGTTAACTTATATACAGTATAGCACCCTAGTGCTGGCTTGTCAACCTCTTTATGGATAATATTCGTAAATTTTTACGCTAGGATCTAGTTGGATCAGTTCAGCGCACACCTTGTTGAGCTTGCGTAGCTTCTTCATTGCTTGAGCTTGTGATATCTCTCCATCACAGTGTAGGTTCTCAGGTGATAGTTCGCCGTCTAGTCCCTGTGCAATTTGTACGCGATCCATGTCGTTGTTGAGATCCAATGCTGGCATGCCAAACAGTTTGCCCCACTTGTTCTTCTGTGCTACATATTCATTTAGTGCTTTCATTTGTTTGCCCTCTTGCTTTGTTAACTTATATACAGTATATGATCACTCTGCGGATGTGTCAACCCCTAATGGCAAATTAAATTAAAAAAAAGCCCTAGCGTTGGACGAGGGCACATCCTGCTAGGGCCTTTCAATCGTAGTATATAGAGTGAGGGCACACTCCAATTCTACTACCTTAGCACCTTACAGCTCTTGTGGGCTGCTTCGGTGTTCGAGCTAGTTCGGACGAGGGCACATCCTACATCTAGCTCTATGTTGGACAACACCACAGGGTGTGCTGCTGTCCTTACTGATCAGCGGAGCGTTATGCTCGACGCATCACAGTATTCTCTGCCATCGCTTCCCATTTGTCTGGAAATGCTACGGCCAAGTCTGCAATCTTTAGTACTGTACGCAGTGACAGTTCACGCAGCTTGTTCTTATTAATATCGATGAATTCCATAATCTCTTCTTTGGTATCATCGTTGATCTTGTATGCATCCAACATACCGTCTCTGGTTACTTGATTAATACGTAACATTTTCTCACGGTCAGTATCAATAGTTAGATCCATGTAGTGACAGCGCGACTCGAGTGCTTCCAAGTGCTCACGCAGCTTACCTTTGACTTTATCAAACTTCAAGTTAGTGATAAAGATTGCGCTTGCTTCAAACTTAAAGCTATCTGGTACACCTTCGTTGCGCAGCTTGAAGCTATCTGTATTCCAATTAATAGTTCTAGTCTTCTTAGAGTCTAGCGCAGCTTTAAGAATGTTCAAGCTTAGTTCATCGTTGAAGATACTATCGCAGTCATCGAACACCACTACCTTGCCTTTGTCTGCGTTCTTGTACAGCTTACAGTAAAGACCAATTGCACTCATAGCGCCTTTGATTACTTCGTGTGTCTGTCGTCCGCCTAGGCTCTCCATCAATGCATAACGATCTAGTACTTGCTCAACACCGTGACTCTTACCAACACCTGGAGGGCCACTTACGATCATTGCTCGCACATCACCTTTGCGCACTGCCTTAGTCATGTCACCCAACATGTCAAAGCGTTCACGGATACGGTCTACTGTCTCCTCATCTGTTTCTTCAATGTTAGCAGTCGCCTCAGACGTTGCTGTGTAACCGGCAGCATCGCTAACAGTGATCTTAATATTGCGATCTGGAAAGCCTGCAATTGCGCGACCGTCTACTGTTACGTAGCCGCCCTTGGCTCCTACTTTAAATTCTTCTACTAGTGGAAACACCATACCATTTAGGTCTACGTCTTTGCCACGGATCTTATATGTGCCTTCTTTAATCATAACGTTTGTCATGTGCAATGCCCCTTGCGTTTGTTAACTTATATATAGTATACTAGTCTTTGCGCTCGATGTCAACCAATTTGTTTGCAAAGTCAACAATCAATTTTCGTTCAGCAGCATCAAAGTCTACTTCCTTTGAACCAAAGGTAGCGCCTACTGTGGTCAACATATAACCTACGTGGCTAATATCATTTAGCATACGCAGCCCATTGTCTGTGACCATCTTCAAGCCATGCAGCTTACCGTACTCTTCACTCCAGTCCATCATGCTGCGACCTAGGTCGGCTAGTTTCTTTTGTTCTTTTGTTGCTTCAAAAAATGTTGGTTGCATATTATTTGCCCTTTTGTTTAAGACTGCTTGTAGCTTGCTAACACACCTATCAACACTTCCTCCCTCACCTAGCCTTATTGACATTGCTAGTTACGTTTGGTTGCTACTTGTGTGCAGCTAAAAACAGTCTTTGTTTTGTTTAACTTATATACAGTATAACATCTAAATGCTAGTTGTCAACCCCTAATTTGAATTATTTTTTGCTACCAATGTCTTTGATACAAGGGTGGCGCATTGTGGTACATCCATAACATTCACACATAGTCATCATCCAATTCGCTTTCTGGTAGGTAAGCAATCAACACATCCTTTGGAACCTGTTGAAGCATTGTATACAGTGCCGTCATATCGTTCAACGGATCGCGAACATCATGTTCGATCTGCTCACAGACCTTATCCCATAGATCTACTGCCATTACAGTTCCTCCTCGTCTACCAGATGGCTTTCGCTTTCTTCTACTTCACGTCCTTCTGCGAACAACATCAATTCTGTTGCCAACTGACGTGCTTGATGCTTGGTTAACTGCAATGAGTCAAAGAACTCTAATGAACTACCACCACGTTGGCTCTTGTGTCTGCGTTGAGTTATCTGTACGCAAGTCATTCTATCATTGCCACCCCAGAAGCGAGTCTGAGTCAATTCGTTTTGGAATGTGCAGTCTGGTACGTTGCGTAATTCTGTTGACATTTGGATTGCCCTCCGTTTGTTCTAACTATACATACACTATAGCACAGGTGCGCTATAGTGTCAACCCCTAATTTAAGAAATCTGCCTTCAACCGTTGTAGCATTGCCACAGCCTCTGAGCGAGCTTGATCGACAGCTTCGTCTACCATAGCTTCCAAGTAACCACCAATGCCGTCGTTGATGTCGTCTTCGGGCGAGCAATCGCGAGCATAGCAGGAGCCCAAGTAGTCTGAGCCCATCTCCACTCCGTCATACATGGCCCGCACTCGAGCAATGTAGTGAGTGTCGATCTCGTTGTCCAAGCGCCGCTCCATCTCGCGAAACTCTTCTTCGGTCTCATCAAAGCAATCACGTACCGAACAGTCCTCATAGGTCCAGTCGATGATCACATCAAACTCTGCATACTTGAATTCTTTTACAGTGTAGTAGTATCGCATGAAGTGCCCTCTTCTTTGTTAACTTATATACAGTATAGCATCAAATGCTAGCTTGTCAACCTCTTTTTTATGCAGGCACTAGATCTGCTGCACGATGATAGAATGCTTCTAGGTCCACACAACCCTTGACATGATGTCCGCCGAGCAAACGTTTACGCTGCTTCTCTGTAAACTCTGAGTTGAATTCTTGTGCAGTATACGTATGCGTGGAGCAGTACGTGCCGTTTTCCCAAACAAGTACTGTGCGATCGAAACGTGCGTTTGACATTGTAGTAATCCCTCTACTTTGTTTATACATACACTATAGCACAGGTGCGCTATAGTGTCAACCTCTTTTTAATCTAAATCGCAGACCCAACCTTCGTACTGTCCTGCATACTCTGCAACCAATGTTCCGCCAAGGCCAAATGGGCTGCGGATCTCTGCTACTGGCTTGCCGCTGAACTCACAGATTGATTGTCCTAACAGCTCGACCTTCTTGAAGCCTTCGTCTGTGCCGTAGCCGCGGTTGATAAAGTGTACATTCAGTTCTTGCATTGTGTTGCCCTCTTGCGTTAACCCCTATATAACAGTTATAGCACACTAGGGATCGGTTGTCAACCCCTAATGTGCATTTTTTTAAAGTTTTTCTATTGCATTTTCCTGCAAGTCTACTATGTAAACGCTAGACATGTTGCTGCTGCTGTAAGCAGTACAGGCGGCACTTGCTTGTGCAAACGTTGCAAAGAAAGTTGTTTGTTGTGTTGCAAAATTAATAATTGCGTATTGCATTGTGTGCTCCTCTAATGCATTGCGTACTAGTACTATAGCACAAGTGTAGGTGTTTGTAAAGCGAAAAGTTTTGTTAGAAAACAAGCACTTAGCATTTTTCTACTAAGTGCTTGTTTTTATTATGTTTTATTCTAGTGCATCTAGTGCAGCGTCTATAATATTATGCGCACAGCTGTCTGTAGCAAAGCCCTCTTCTGCTGCAAAATCTATGCTGCTGCTGCACATAATAGTGTCTGTTAGCACATTAATATTATGTGTTAAAAACACTTGTACAAGTGCGTCTGCTGTTTGTACGTCTGCGGCAACTGTTACATTGTTTACACGTACAACAATTGCAGCGTCTTCTGCTGCTAAAAATACGTAGTTGTTTGTTTGTGTAGTAGTTTGCATATTATAGCCCTCTATGCTTGTTTAACTTATACATACACTATAGCATATGTTTTTACATTTGTAAAGAGAAAAGTTTCCAACAAAAACAATGACTTAGCAGAAAAATTTAATTTAATTCCTCAACAATATCAATGACTTAGCCGACCACATTTCGATTGACATCTCAAAATTTTTATGTTATAATGGATTGACCACCGTGTTTTCTGGTTGGTTCTACTTGATGCTGGACGACGAAGTCTTATAGGTCGAGGGCACAACCTGCTTCGCCGTCCGTTCATCTACTTGGCCTGCCCTAGAGGATTCGAACCTCTGACCCACAGCTTAGAAGGCTGTTGCTCTATCCAGCTGAGCTAAGGGCAGTAACGTGGTGGGCCCTCCGAGACTCGAACTCGGAACCTACGGATTATGAGTCCGGTGCTCTAACCAATTGAGCTAAGGGCCCTGTGTTGGTGCTCGCACCCGGACTCGAACCGGGAAGCCTTGCGGCGACAGATTTTAAGTCTGTTGTGTATACCTATTCCACCATGCGAGCGATTGTTCTTAGTAATCCTTTATGTCATAGACATCCTTGTACACTTGTTCAATGTCATTGCTACCGGTTCGGTAACCAAACAGATATCCGATTAGTCCACCGCAGATTGCGATACATAGTGCGATTAGAATAGTTTCCATATTAGGCTCCATCATCCATTTCAAATAATTCAAATTGACGCTCTGCTGCGTCTTGTGCATCTAGCAAGCGGGCCTTCCACTTGACGATGATGTCTTCGAACGCTGTGGTATCGCTACCAAAGGTGTCAATGTCTTCCAAGTCTTCTACGATTTCAAACAAGTCGTTCATTGTGCAGTTCCCTCTTAGTGTTTCTATATATACAGTATAGCACCTAGCAGCAGGATGTCAACCTCTTTATGCTGCCTCCAGTTCGAGCAAGTCTTCTACTCTGGTAAAGATCAAATCGCCGCGTGTTACGATCCACTCGTTGCCGTTCCACAAGTACATGTACTCACAGCCGTCCGCATAGTGCGTGACATAGTCGTCAATGTCTGTGTAGGTTTGAGTTGCAACATCTGTTTCACCGCGGTCACGTCCGTAGTATGTACAGAGTGCAATATCTCCTGCTAGTGCGCTCATGTCGCCTAGCTCTACCATTGCAGCGACCTTTGCTGCGTCTGTGTAAGACTTCATAAGGATCAGACCGTTGTTTTCTACATAGCCGTCCCAGTGACAGTAGATGCCGCGGACTTCGCCTGTTGGTAGTTTGTAACCTATTGCTGAACGTGTTGCCATTTTATAGTGCCCTTTGTTTGTTTAACTGTATATAGTATAGCAGCAACCTGCGCTGCTGTCAACCCCTAATTTGCATATTCGTGATTCTTTTTCAAGTGCCACTTCTCTAGCACAGGAAGACCAAACTCATCTTCGTCTACGCAGACATAAGCAACGGTCTTCTTTACTATCGCATAACGGTAGCCTTGATCGCCGCCTATCTGGTGTGAGCCAACCCATACCTTGTGTGGATAGTCTTCGCACCATGCAAATGGATCATCGTTGAGTGAGTATTCAAAGTTCTGACCATGTTCCTTCTCTACGAAGTTGCCTATTGGTCCTTTGGTGTAAGTGTAGTATGCCATGTGCAATGCCCCTTGCGCTGTTTAACTTAATACTATTATAGCATCGCACATGCTAGTTGTCAACCCCTAATTTGAATTTTGTTCAATTAAATCGTAGCCGTGAGCATCTTCACCAGCGGCTGTATGTGTTGCGGCAAGCACCTTGTTGGCTACCTCACATAGGAAGTCTACATCAACTTCACATAGTGTATCTGCGATTTGGTTGATTAGATCGTCTGCACCTATCTTCATTACACTGTCTCCTCTTCTTCTTGTTCATACTCACTCAAGCGTTCGTCTAGTGCGAACTGATCTACTAGGTACTCTGGGATCATGTTGCGAACAGTGTCTGAAGTCGCTCCATCATACTCATAGTAGTCATCGGCACCTTCTGAATCCCAATAGCCCACGAAGCACATACCTGGCTCTTCATACATAAGCTCGATATAACACGAGTCCCAATCGTCTGCTAGTGATTGAAATGCTTCAAGAGGCGGACCCCATGCAGTGTCGAACCAGCCTGTGATCTCTGCTGTGCCATCACCATTGTCCGTAAACTCTAGGTGAACTTCTGGATCCCACTTGGTACCCCAGTTACTCAGACACCAGTCATACCAGTTAGGAGATTCGCTAGGGGCAGTCGTGCCTTCTAGCTCTACCGGCATTGGTGCGATTGCTTGTAGCAAGCCTTCACCTGCTTCGATTACAGGTTTGAGTTGCGACAATGTTTCTACATCGCCTACGATTTTAATTGTGTTTGTGCACCAGTTAGGCATTGTTAGTACCTCCCAGGTAGTCACGCTTCAAAACTTCTACTTGATCAAGTGCGTTAGGATAACGTGCAAGCAAGTCCTCGTCTTCTTCACAGCTCATAGGATACTCGTTACAGCGTAACATATCCTCTACATCGTCTTGTGACATATACTTGAGGCAAGCCACTAGCATATCTTCTGTTGAGAAACCCATGTCCTCTACCAGTTCAATTGCGAAATCTCTGTAATCCATTTTAAGATGCCCTCTTATTTGTTTAACTTACTCTTATACTATAGCACGACAGTGCAGGGTTGTCAACCCCTAATTTGGACTAACCTCCCTGGCCGTTGATCTAATGAAGTCAGCGTATTCAACGTCATAACTGTCCAACTCTGTCTCCCACTCATCATAGCTGCGGAACGCTACTGGATACTCCTTCTGGGAGATATCATTAACACCGAACTTGGCCATTACGAATGCAATCGCATCCTGGACACGCTCCAAGCCGCTCACGATGTAATCGGTGCCGCCCTTCATCTTCCAGTAAGCATTACCGCTGGAGAACTTGCCGTCCTCACAGTGAGCGCCATAGTTTTCTAAGTACTGAGTTGATATAACGAATTTCATTTGCTATGCTCCTTAGCGTTTGTCTAACTGTTATATATAGTATATGATCAAAAGTTGATCTTGTCAACCACTTTTTCGTCTTTTTCTTCCAAATCCATAAAGGGCTGCTCTTCTACTGTTACAGAGTACGCCTTGCCGTTCATGTCCCAGACCATCATAGTCTTCTTGGGGCTTACGAAGTAGCCGCCTGTTGGGTGCAAGTCCATCTTGACGGGACCAACTGGACCAATGATGCCGTCCGGGTCGCTTCTGATCAGTGCCTTACGAATTGAGTCTGCTATCTTATCGCAATATGCTAGTTTCATTTGTTTGCCCTTGTTTGTTTATAATAACAGTATAGCACCTGTGCGCTATACTGTCAACCTTTTTCTTTACATGCTCCAGTAGGCTTCTGACCTGGGTGACATATAACCTGGAGTGTTCACAGTCTCCACAATGTCCGCATTGTTCATCATGTTCTTCACAGTGCGACTCTTCTCTATGTTCTTATGGAAGTAGCCTGCTTCTGCAATGCCGAACCTATACTGCGGATCGTTTACACTCTCTAACATGTCCGCTCTATGGCGCTTGCTCATGCGTGTGAGTGCTGCTTTGGCCGCAGGCATTGTTTTGTAAACCTTGCGGTGGTCTGGACGAACTGTACCGTCCCACTTGTTGACTCCGCCCATGATGTAAGTACTTGATCTTTCGTAGATATAAAACATTGTTTGCCCTCTTTGTTTGTTAACTTATACGTATACTATAGCACCGAACGGCTACGCTGTCAACCCCTAAATTAATTTAATTTTTTTGGCATTATTCGGTTGACAGATCAAACGTTAGACCATATACTATATGTATAGGGACAACAAGCAAAGGGCAAATTTTAAAATTGAATAACTAGGGTTAGGGCTACTGAATATTCCCCAAGTAGAAGACAAACACTACCGATGCCTGATGGTTCTGGAACCCCAACTTAGCCCGAAAGGTTCATCCATTACATGAACTGTTCGCGGTAACCTCTTGATATCATTAGACTTTAATCCAAAAGAAACATCTCGAACAAATCTAGTGCTGTTCCAAAAGAACACACCCAAAATTCCTCAACGATATCAATAGCTTACAATATACAGTTAAACCTAGACCTAACCTCTTGAAAACAAAGAGAAAAAAATTATCCAATAAAAACAATGACTTATAACACATTGAAAACAAAGAGAAAAAAATATCCATATAATTCAATAACTTACACAGTGTGTTTACAGTATACAGCAACCTATTAGAATCAATAGCTTATAGTGTATAGTTGATTCACAGCTCTTAGACCCCTCTTTAACCTCTTGACACTATTATAGTATAGTAGACAGAGTCGATTGAGTGCTTAGTAGTAGAGTGTATAGTATACGAGGCCCCTGGCCCCAGAATTCCCTTAGTAATCAAGAGGTTATATCATGGTCTTAAGGTGGATTACAGTGGATTGTAATGGTGGATCCACGGTGGTTTCACTGGCCCTACTGTGTATATCAGAGTGATTTTATTACAATTTACACCGTATATACAGTATAAAATTTTTCTATTGACCGTAGTGACGAGAGGTATAGCTCAAATACTTTTCATTACGTTTGATTACGTTTCAACTCTCCTTGATCTGCTGCAGTAAAAGGTTCAACTCTCTAGTATATACTCTCTCTACTCTATGTATAGTGCTGCTTCTACTAGGTCTAAAGAGGGTGTGTACAGTGTTATACTAGGACCTAGCAGCGGGGCCTATGTATATTCAAGGTTGTTTAGTTCATCTATCAAGAACCTAGCAGCGGGGCCTATGTATATAAGTCGTTTATCTATATAGTGTATAGTGTTAGAACTATATAGTTGTATGTATTTGTATTGTATAAGTGATGGTGAGTTATGTAAGTTTGGTTATAGTAGGGATCCTCAACGTAGACTAAAGAGTTTACAAACAGGTAGTAGTCGTTTATTAGAGTTAGTTCATACGAGTTTATGTGAAGAAGATTGTGTAGTGTTATTAGAGCGTACATTTCACAAGGAGTATTCTAATCTGCGTGTTCGCGGGGAATGGTTTCGTTGTAGTGCTCTAGAGGGTGTGCATATGCTAACGTGGTTTGAGATACACTATATCAACTAAGCCTTTTATAGTACCAGTGTATATACTCACTACTAAATAGTTTTATGCAGATACATAATTTATTTCCAACGGCTGTTTCAACAACGGACTTAGACTATACAATAGATAACAGCGAATTTGATTTCATAAACCAACAAGAGTTCCAAGACAATAGACATAATCATAGAAGTGTTGACTCTTACCTTTTAGAAAAGAATGAACTGTCTAGTTTACGTAATGAAATTAACAAGCATGTTCAGATGTACTTTAAGGAAGTTTATCAGCCCAATGATCACGTATCGTTACATATAACACAGTCATGGTGTAATAAAACTTATCCAGGAGAGATGCACCATAAACATGCTCATACCAACAGTATCATAAGTGGTGTATATTATGTTAGTGCAAATGCAGATTTAGATCGTATATGGTTTGATAAAGGAAATGTTGATAGCCTACAAATAGAACCAGTTAATTTTAATTCATATAATGCAACTTCGTGGTATTTTCCTGTACACTCTGGACAGTTGGTATTATTTCCAAGTAGTCTTCTACACTATGTAAATGTTGTAGAAAAGGATGTCAGAGTAAGTTTGTCATTTAATACTTTTGTTAAAGGATCAATAGGAAGCGAATTTCTACTATCGGAGTTAAATTTATGATCAACCACACCATTGAAAAATATATTAAAGTCTACGAAAACATTGTTGATCTAGACTTGTGTAGGAGTACAGTTGCAAGTTTGTCTAGTGATGTTTCTTGGGATGAACATTACTTTAATAATACGAGTACAACTGAAAAACTTGCTAGTGAAAATGAGTTACAAATGAGTTGGTCAAATATTGATCAAAAACAACTGATACAAAACAAAATATACACAGCATTAGAAACGTATATTGTCAAAGATTTAGCATGTGAGTGGTTTTCTGGCTGGCAAGGGTACAGTCCTTTGAGATTCAATAGATATAACGAACAGAAGAAAATGAAACTACATTGTGATCATATACATGATCTTTTTGGTCCGGGCGTAAATGGGATACCTATACTCAGCATAGTAGGAGGGCTAAACAATGATTACGATGGAGGAGAGTTTGTTATGTGGGACACAGTAATAGATATTCCTCCAGGTGCTGTTCTAATATTTCCTAGTAACTTTATGTATCCTCACAAAGTAAATCCAGTAACAAAAGGAACTAGGTTTAGCTATGTTTCTTGGGTCTACTAGTGTAATTTTTTTTTGGACGCGGTGCGCTTTGAGGTTTCTCGACTGTAAGGTAGTGGAGATATTGCAACAAGGTTTCGCGACTGTGTGAGTCAAGACCGCTGTCTTTGAGTTTGTTTTCTATTTGTTGTCTAGTCATTTTTGTGTGTAAGATTCTATCTGTATATCGTGGCTAGGGTGGTCTAGTAATAGAAACGCCAAAATTTCTTGTGCCTTCTTTAGTGTGGGGATTGCATTAGCCAGAGTGTTCATAGAGGTGTGATCGTATATTCTATATTGTGTCATTGCGCTCCTTGTGATACGGATGTATTCGCATAAGTTATTTACAGTCGCAAGCACAGATAATTAAACTCCAGTTTAATCCTTTACTATGCTTAGGTCCGGACTACCTTTGAATGGAACAACTTGCCCACTCTCGGTTACGTTGTGTATTTCAATGTTAAATATTTCAGCAACTTCACTTAGTAACATCTGCATAGTATCAGCTAGGTCTGGATCGTATTGAATATCAACAGTGCGTTGTGCCATGTTTAATACTTCTTCAAGCAAGATCTTAGTTCCAGAATCCACAGTGTACTTCTCTGTCATAGTGTTGGCTCAATACGATTGTCGGCAAGCGGTATACTTGGGTAGGGGCCATTCCAAGTGAGTGTTGGCTCAATGCGCAAAAGGGGTTGTTTGTGTGGCCGCCGTGATTGTATCCAATGTGATAGCACACCAAATGCTGCACCTGTTAGTATAGGAACAACTAGAAATAGTAAAGTAGATATTGATTCTGTCATGTTATAACCTCGTGTGTTTAATGAAAAGTTTCGTCGTCTGG